CAAAACCTGCATACAAATTTCTGAGAAATTCCAGGAAAAAATCCCTAGGTACTTGCGGTTTGCTAGTACTTTGTTCTACACTTATGTTCTAAATGGAGGCAATATGAAAAAAGACACACACAATACAGCAAGAAAAGCATATCAAGAATCAATAGACAACCAAATTTTATTTGAAATTCCATTCGGAAACATTGGTTGTCACCTTGATTCAAATCAAAAACACGGTATCCCGGAGACAGGAAGAAATGGAATATCACCACTCGGTCTTGTAATAGAAAGTAATATACGAATACATAAAGACCCTAATACGAGCGAGCAAACCCAAGTAGGCGACAGGTTAGTTTTATATTCTGACAACATTCAGTCATTCATAGGGTTAATTCATTTAATGGAAATGACTCTACGTCTAGAGTGGGATGAAGCTCTTCAAACACGTATGGACGATGATCCAACACATCGATACGATTACCTAAAAATGCAAGCTATGTCGCAGTTTACTGAAGATAAAGTTGGATTTCCAGATTGGCCTGCTAAAAATGATTAAAAATACTTCAAAGCTGTACTACAGCCTACGAGAAGCCTCAACGACGCTGGGTATATCAGAGAGTCAGCTATCTGGCCTTATAAAAACGGGGAAGATGAAAGCTTTCAAGCTTGGGTCAAAAATACTAATCCCGCGAGAAGCAGTCGAGAATATAGTACTTGAGCCATACCCGATAAAGGAAAATCATGACAAATAAACGAGAACGCGATGCTTTAACAGATGAACTTTTTAAAAAACCTTTGTTAAATTTAAGTGAAGTAGGGCTAATTCTGCGAATTAACAGAACTTCAGTATATAAATTAATAAAAAATAAATCACTTCGCGCAGGTAAGATTCCAACAATGCGAGCTTGGTTTGTTCAGCGTGAGGATCTTATGGATTTAATTGACAGGTCGTTACAAGGTGAATAGCTACCAATTAGAAAAGATGCGTAGTGACAAAAAATACCACAAGATGCAGAATCTTTTTACTCAGATACTTTTTTACCAGCGAGAACATGGATTTTCCCCTTCATACAGGGACTTAATGACTGCTACTGGCCTTAGCAGCACGTCTGTAGTTAAGTATTACCTCATTAAAATGCGGCACAATGGCTTAATCCGTTATGCTAATAACACTGCAAGAACCTTACGAGTTACTGACGAAGGAAAAGAGGTGTTCCGTGTCAAATAGCGATTTAGTAGAGCGCATTGAAAAAGGGTACGGCGACTTAGACCGCGATTCAGTGCGTGACTTAGTGAAAGATGGCAAGTGGTCAGTCCAGGAAAACATCGACAAGCAGTTAGTTGTACGCGATGAGTCTGGTCATGTCGTTAAAGGCTCTCGATTTCCAACCAGTAAGATGCACGAGAACATGAAGCTGCTTCGCACTCAGTTGATGGACCAGATAATGGAAGAAGGTCATGCTGATTTATGGTACGGAAGCTTGATGCAAGCGGTACAGAGCCGTGACGCACAGGCATTAACCATTTGGCGCGACACATTCTTAGGTAAGCCGTCTGAAGTGCAGGAAGAAGTAGACGTAATGGACGTAGTCGCGTTGCTCCAGAAGTCAATGCGAGTAGTTGATGTTACCTAAAAAGAAGGAAGACTGGTATCACCCGCTTTGGGAAGCCATGATGCCGGGAAAAGTAGCTTACGAGCCGTTTACTTGGCAAGAAGACCTTATTCACATCCCTGCGTCAGACCCGTTAAAGCACACAAGGATGATTGGCGCTTGCGGAAGACGTAGTGGTAAGACTACTGCCATTGTTGCAGAGGTTGTACGTGAAGCATTTACTGAAAGACGTGATGGTTCAAAGATACACCGCCCTTCAATGGTGTACGTTATCGCTCCTAACTATGAGCTTGCCATGAAAATTTGGGAACCTATCTGGGAATTGTTCGTTCCAGACCACGGACCCCTTACTCAACTCAAAAAAGGCCATGACAAGCAAAGAAAAATCATAGATTTAGCGCATGGTGGGCGAATTCAGGCCAAAACAGCAGACGATCCTAAGTCTTTGCAGGGTGATAGGGTTACCGCAGCCTTTGTTGACGAGGCACATGACATTAATGAAGAAGCATGGGCAAACTTTATGCCCGCATTAACAGATTCTAAGGGGGTACTGCGAGCAATCGGTATTGCTAAAGGCAAAAGTCGCTTTCGCTCCTACTTTCAGCGTGGATTAGACACTAATGAAGACCGTTTTAATGCATTTTCAGTTGCATCTACAGAAAATCCGTATATTGACCCTCAAGAATTAGAGTTGATGCGTGAAGACCTGACTGATAACGAGTTCAAGCAACAGTATTTAGCTGAGTGGGCAGAAGATGATGGGCAAGTCTTTAAAAGCAACGACGAATTGTTTGATGTAGAAGACTGGCAAATTTTTGACGGGCCGTTTTTGATGGGCTTAGACATTGGAAAGCTAAACGACTACACCGTTGCGTATGTAGTAGACATCCCAACCATGTCAGTTGTAGCTATGGACAGATTCAGTGGTCTTGATTACACAGTGCTTGTACCTCGCGTGACAAACCTGTTTCATTCGTTTGCATGTCAGACAATTCACACTGATGCGTCTGGTGTAGGTGAGCCTGTAGTCGATATGTTGCGCCGTGAAGGGTGCTCAGTGTCGCCATTTAAATTTACAAACCAATCAAAGGCAAAGATAATCTCTGGGTTAGCTGCCGAAATCGAGCATAAGAGAGTACACTTCTTAAAGAACGACGAACAATTGCGTAAAGAATTAAATCTTTATGAGGGTAAAGTTATGGCAGGTGGACAGATTAGATACTCTGCTCCAGTCGGGTATCATGACGATTGCGTAATAGCATTAGCTCTGGCTGTTGAAAAAGCAAAGAAGCGACGCAATACATCGCGTGGAGCGAACGCTGGTTCGTATTTAACTTTTTCAGAATCTGAACCCTGGATGCGGAGGTGGTAAATGGTATCTACAGAATACGAATCATATGACTCTATGGACAATGATTTTAATAGATTCCTCATGCTTAAGCGTGAAGTGTACGGAAACTACTTTGCAGCCGTAGACTTAGACAACGATTATTACAATCTTGATTATCCAAACAAGACGCAGATTATTCCAAGAGAATGGATTCAGCAGGGTATCGGCGCAACGATACCACCTACCGCACGTAATGCTGTCGATAACCTTGCTGACCATATTTTGACTACGCCACATATTTTTGTGCCCGCTCGCCCAACTAACTCTGAGCAACAACAAGAACAAGACCTAGCTGAACGGAAGCGTCAGTTTTTACGTTCATTCTGGGACCAAGTAAAAATTCAACAAGGCGACCCTATTTCGCAAGGCAAAAAGAAACTGATTAAAGACGGTCGTATTATTCTTAAAAAGGCGTTACGTTGGGATTTAGTACCTGACCCTCCTAGCGATGATGCGTCACGGAAAGAAAAACTAGCGTACAGACGCGAACTAAAAAAGCTAGGTGAGTCTGAATTTTTGTGGAGCATAATGAATTGCCCTACAGAAACAATCATTGAAGACCCTAGTGATTGCTATGACCCTAAGTATGTATACGAGTTTTATAAAATATACGCTGGCGATGCACGTCGCATGTATGGATTGGATGATCACCTTGCCGACTATAAAGACACAGACAAAGTGGAATACGTCGAGATGTGGACAAAGCCTCATGGTGACAGCCCCGGCGAGTACGTAATTTGGTGTAAGGGTGAGCGCGTTCACGAAGGTATTAATCCATACCATTGGGAAACTGCACGTTCGACAGAAGAAAACCCTGTGTACTCAGGCTATGTACCATACGTTATTCGAGATTCTGGATGGGGAGAAATTTCTGCTGAAGCTAAACCAGAAGAAAAGTACGTAGGCATTCTGCGTTATGTACATCCAATGCTTGAAACTGAAGCTAGACAGCTTACAGCCGTTGACATCCAAATGAGATTTTCTACATTTGCTCCAGTTATTACTAAAAATATTTCTGAAGACAACGATGCACCGATTGAGATTGGCCCTGGAAAGCGCATTAATCTTATGGATGATCAGGAAATTAGATTTGAAAGTCTTCCTGAAATTCCAATGAGTGCCTTTAATTTAATTAACAAAGTACACGATTACACTAACGAATTATCTAAAGCAAGTATTTTGTCTGGTAATGTGCAGCGTGGAGTAGAGACTGCTACTGAAGCTGACATGAATGTGCGTAACGCCGCAGCTAAGCTAGAAGGTCCAAATAACTCATTGCGTTCGGCAGTAACAGTAATGAATCGTCGTATTTTGCAATGTATTGAAAATATTTTAGAAGCTCCAGTTACTGTGTTCGGAGGTATTAAAGGTGCGCCTAGTTCAATTAGTATTAAACCAAATGAGATATCTGGGTATTATGAAACCTACGTGGAATTCTATACTTCAGACCAAGCGGCCCTCGATGCAAGAAATGCTCGACTCTGGGCTGACTTATACGCCGTCTACCAAGGAACCCTTTCACCTCAAACCGCAATGGAGAAGGGTGGTATTGAAAACCCACAAGAAGAAATGATGAAGGCTGCAGTAGCTCGATTGTTCTTGTCCGAACCTGCAGAGCAAGTGCGTACACTTATGATGTTGCAAGGACTTAATACAACTGCTGAAGATGTGTTAATTTCATATAGAAACAACTTACTTGGGGAGTCATTAAACGAAATGCCCGGAGGCGCACCTACGCAAAACCAGCGACCGTCTATGCAGCAGATGTTTGACCCAACACAACCTGTTGTTGAAGAAGCGCAAGAGAATGTACAGGTAGACCAAATACAGGAGATGTTTAGATAATGGCTGGTGAATTATCAAATGCAATGCATGAAGTAGCCGCTTCTGCGTTAGCATTAAACTCTAAAGCACTGCTTTACATTGCGGATGCGTTTGCAACTGAAGATTATATTGATTTAACGAAATGGTCATTTGAAGAAATGTATCAAGTATTTGACGCACATGGGCATGGAAATGACTTACGATATTGTCAGGATGAATTTTGCTTACAGGCTAGAGGTGTAATAAATAACATCGTTGCTGAACAAACACAAGCAATTCAATCATCGCTCTTGCAATCTCAAGGGGGTCGCTAATGACTGCTGCTGAATTCTTAAAAAAATTACGTGCGGCTATTAATGCTGAAAGTAAAAGACACCATAAACAAACTGACGCCCCACAAAAATGGAGTCCAATAAAAGATGAGCAATTTAATGAATTGCTTACTAATAATAACGAATTCTCTATTGAAGAAATAAATGGAGCCTTAGCAGCGATATCAGAACTTGATGCAAGTAATGAAATATTTAATAATCTTCAAACTACACTAATTGAGTCTATTGAACGTCCTGGAAAAACAATAATGTGGTATCCAGATCGAGATTGGGAATTATCTACTCCGTGGTCTGAAATAATAATTGGTGGTGGCATTACTGAAGAAATTGGTAATGGTAAATGGTCTTCGTTTCAAGATAAATATCTTCCTATCACTAACGGGAGATTTGAATTACCTGATAATTTTTCACCAACAAAAGGTGCTGACCTTGAATTAGATAAAGAAATTATTAGAGATATTCAAAGTAAAGCTAAGTCAATACAAGACGCATTAAAACAAAATTATCTTGCTCAATTGCGGATTAATCCTAATGCTACAGATGATGAAATATTTAGATCGCTATTGCTTGGAGGACCAAGCGGTTTGCTTGAATCTGATGTTTCTGGGATTAGTACAGGTAGCTTATTAGACTATTTGCCTGAATTAATAATGCCTCAAACAATAGAAGCTTATCAAGGTGGAGCTACAGGAGGAAGATTCCCTGACGGCACACCTTCAAGTATTATAGGTGATACGTATACTGACAGCGCAGGTAATGTAAGAAACAACAATAGTTACAGGCCCGGAACTGCAGATATTCCTCATGTTGTTACAAATCGTAATGGTAAAGAAACATACTACGATGAAAACTGGCAAGAAGTTCCAGCACCGCGTAAAGATGTAGGCCCTGTTGCCTTTGAACCTGATTCTCGGTATTTTGAGCGCGATCCTGTTACTGGCGAATGGAAATTAAATGAAGCATTAAGCAATCTGCCATTAGGTGAACAGGCTCAATTTGATAATAGATTTAAATTAGCTGAAGAAGCAATGTCTAATATTCAAAAAGGTGGTCAACTAGGAATAAACTTTGCTGCACAAGATTTAAAAGGACGAGAATATCTTGACGATATGCTTCGAGATCCCGGCATGTCTCTTGCGCGTATGGCTAATTTTCGTGGTGACCCTCAATGGAAAGGTGGTCGATTTGGAGGTGTAAGCGCTGCAGACAGATTTAACGATTATCAAAATTATTATGGCGGTTTAAACGAACAGCTTCGTAATTTATTTGCTAATCAAGGATTATTTAATCCTCCGCCCGCAACTACAGGTCCTGCGTTTCCAGGAACTATTCCACCTCCTGCGGGCGGTCCCGGTCCAGTTACTACAGATCCAAACACAACATTTGTACCACCACCAATCGATCCTAATCCGGGGCCTACAAATCCACCAAAGCGGCCATTTGTTCCTACTCCAGTAAATCCTAATCCAGGACCTACAAATCCACCAGTAAGACCTCCACAGTCGCAAATATTTACAGTGCCACCTCAACCACCAATATCTCCTGGAACTATTCCTCCGCCGGGAGGCGGACCTAGTGCTGGGTTACCATCTGGACCTAGTTTTCCGGGCACTGTTCCACCTCCGGGAACTACTCCTTCATTTCCGGGAAGTACTCCACCTCCTGCGGGAGGGTCGCCTATTCCGCCACCACCTGTAGTGCCACCGGGAGGTCCAGGAAATTTGCCACCACCACCAAATATTATTACCCCACCTCCTGTTGGAAAAGGTCCTCCTATTTTTAAAGGTCCGGGAAATTCACCGCCTCCACCAATGAATGTACCTCCAGCAATCGATATTGGGAGTGATAAAGGAGTATTTAATCCTCCGGGTTCAGTAAAAACTTCTGGAAATAGATTTGCAACAGGTAGCGCATTAAATAATTTTATGGCTCAGTTAGCGAAAGAAAAAGAAAATAATAGAAAACTTCGCTTACGACCTCCTGTAACTAGTAGAAGGGGGTCATTCGGATAATGGCAAGAATGGAAGACCAAGCTATATGGGACTTAACTGTTCAAGGCTTAAATAATTACCAAGAAAACTATAATATTGATTTAGTCGAATCATTTCGTCCGTGGGGTTTTAATACGTTTGAAGACATTGCTAAGATGTTTTGGATAATTGCAGAAGCTGAGTCTGCGTTTGATCCGTGGACTGCTGGCGATAACGGTGACAGTGTTGGATTATGGCAATCTAATATTAAAAATTATGAAAATGGAGGCAGAAACAAGTTAGGCTATTCACACGATGAAGTAGCGGGAGATGTTAATAAGCAGATAGAAACTGCTATTCAAACTGCTGTTGAGCGATTGGAGTATCCAAATACTCCTATTTCTGAATTAGGAATACCGGGATTTGAAGATGTTCAGATTTCTATACAGCATCCGTTTTCTCCATGGAGCGTATATTTATTAGCTGGCTCTGATTCTGAAGGAGGAAATCTTTTTAATCGTGGAATGAATTTCTGGAATGACTTTTCTAGTAATCAGCCTAGCAATACGTTACCTAATCCTTCTGTGGCTCAACCGTCTACTCAACCTGCTACTCAATCAGAAATGGGACTTACTCCAGAAGGATTGGCGCGATATCAAGAAGCTGTAGCTGCATATGAAAATCAAGATGTCGCTGGCATTCAAGCTAAAGCTGATAGTTGGAATACTTACGCCGATACTATTGCTAATGCAGTAAACAGTAATGCTTTTTATCTTGATGCGTTTGGTGACGATACTGAAGCGTCGGCTAGAAATCAAGCAATGCAAGAGCTTTCGCATTTAATAGATGCGCCTAATATTGAAGACTTTTATGAAGAAATAAATATACAACCTACTCAAGCGTATCAAACAGCACCGCAATTTCAGGTAGCACCAGAGGTAACTCAAGCTGAATTAGACCAAGATAGATTTAATTCTACTGCGTTAATAGGTAGAAATATTATGCAAGGGTTGCCTACTGGTGAAGCACAAATGAATGTTAGTCCAGAAGTTTATCAAAACTTAATGGAATTAGGTCCATCTGCAGGACTTGATCCAGCTTTATTATTTGGTGGTCCTGAAGGTGGGCAACTAGCAACACCAACTATGGACACAATAGCTAAAGCTACTCCAATGGAACGTGAAAATTGGAATGCTGCTGCTTCAATGTTTGAGTTGCCTGATTTTACTGACTTAGCAGGTGCTACTAAGCGAAGATGGAGTGGTCGTAAAGAAACTGGTTCTGGTCTTATGAATACAGCACCACGACCTGCACGACCAAGTATCGGTGGTTTAGGTGGCGCTTTGGGTAGTGTTCGTAGAGGTGCATTAGGTACACCTAATAGAACTCCAACTAACTATCGTTCACCAAATTCTCCAAGCAGAAACAAAGCAGCAGCAATTCGTTCTGGACGAGCAGGTCAAATTAGAAGTTCGAGGTAGTAATGGTTTACCGTTCTTTTCAGGAACAAGCTCGTACAACCGCTCCGTCTGGGGTATCTGGTATAGGACAAGTAGTTCAGCCCGGAGAAATTCTAGCTGAAGAAGACATGCAGTTTAAGTTTCAGCCTCCGCAGGGACAACAATCAACATTAGGTAAAATTGGAAGCACAATAGCTGCAGTCGATAAGCCAATATCAGAACGTCTTGGATTTCAAATACCTGAGATGCGTGGACCTCTTGATGAAATAGGAAACTTTGTACTTCGCGAAGGTTCACGCCCAACCAACTTATTGTTTGCATTACCGGGAGCAGGATGGGGTGCAAAAGGTGCATTAACTGCAGGTCGCGCTGCTACAAAAGCAGCTAATCTTGCTCGGTTTGGAGGTAGAACTCCTACACTTGGACGTGGTGTAGCTAAAGTAGCAGAGCCATTATCTAGATTCGCTGTGGGGGCGACGGAACCATTTGGTACATTCGGCGGTAGATTACCTTACCGAATAGGTGCGGAAATGGGTGGTGGCGTATTAATGGCTGGCTTAAGCCGTTCTGCAATGGATGCAATACCAGAAGATGCACACTGGTCAGTTAAATTGGCTACTGGATTAGGGGCTGGTTTACTTGCAGGTGGGATGGCAGCTAAAGCTGGTATGTACCTTCCAACTAAATTTCCAGGACTGGTTAATCAACAAGCTATGGCTAAAGTATGGGCTGCTAGGTCAATTGCAGAAGTAACAAAAAATGCAGCATTAAGAGGTATTCCTAATCAAAGTATGCAAGGGCAAATAAAAGATATTGAAGGCTTAGCTTTGAAACTTGCTGATCAAGAACAATTTACTCTTAATGAAAGCGGTTATCCGACACCAATAAGAGAAGGATTAAATCAATCTGCGCTTGAAGCTATTGATAGACCCACATTATTAGATGGTGAAGATGGAATAATTAGTCCTGACCTTTCTGGGCCACGTTTATCAAGGGGTTTTGATTTTGAAGCTGGTCGTTATGAAGCTAATTTAGATACTGCTATTAAAGCATCTCAAGATGCTAGTAATCATTTAAAAAAATTCAAAGAAGGACGAGAAAATTATCCTGATCCTTTTAAAGAATTTGAGCGTTTAGAACTATATGATGAAGCGCCTCCTTTATATGAACAAATAGAAAATGTACTTACAAAAGCTTATCAAAATCCAGAAGGAGAAGAAGGTCTTTGGCTAACATCGTTACGTAATTTTCTTGTAGATGAACGTAATATGGGGCCATTAAAAGCAGAAAGCTATTTGCAGGACTTTGCGAATGCTGACAGATTTTTAGCCGAATCAACTGAATTAGAATTAGGCTTATTAAAACCACGCGCTGATGATGCATTTAAAGTAAATAACTTGGATGGCAAACGAGTCAGCATATGGGATAAAAGTATTACAAGTAATCTTAATAATAAGAAAATTAATGCTGCAGTAACAGAAGTAATTAGAAACAATCCAGACCAATTTGATATTCGTAAAACATTACCATTACCACTCACAGGTAGAGGTGCAGAAAATCCATATGCTGATTCAAATGAAGCTATAGCAAAATACTTAGAGATGGATGAAGCAGCACCTGAATTAGAAGTTCAAAGATTAAGCAGTGAAGATGCTTTCGATACAATGACTGATATAGATAGATTAGAGCTTACTCCCGGTAGTGCTATAGCTGGTAAAGGGTATTTAGAAAATCTTAAAGCATTAAATAAATTTTTAAGATCTCGCAAAGAAACACAGGAATTTGATTTAGGACAAGCGCAACTTCGATTTCCTGATCGTGAAGATCAAATAAGATTAACTGCTAACAATCCAAATACTTTAGACGCTATACGAAAATCTCCATCTAAAGCTTTTTTTGATAATGCAGGAAATGTATTACGTATCTATAAACGGCAAGAAAACCGAACTAGATTTGCTGATGTTCAAGCAAAAACAGCAAAAGGTAATATGCCTCGAAGTCAAAGCGCAAAAATAGATGATGTATCTATTCGTATTACTGATCCTGCATTACGTGAATTTTTATCTAATCTATATGCAAGAATAAAATCAGGCGACGCTAAAGAAAACGCTGCTGATTTAATAATGCGTGATATTGATACATATGAAAATTTATCTCCTGTTGCTAAGCAATTACTTGATGCTAGTGATGCAGGGCGACCTACTAAAAAACAATATTTAGAAACAATACGAAGTAGAGCGGAAGCTAAAGAATTTATTGAAAAAGATGATGGATTACCTGATTTATCAAAACAAAAAGAGTTAGACCTAATAGAAAAACAATTAGGATCTTCGGTAGAACAAGCTCAACGTAGTCAGCAAACTGCTGAAAATATATTAGTTAATTTTTTAGGACATACACCAAGCGGTCGTCCTGGACAATGGTATAGATCAGCTGATGGCGCTGTAGAAATGCGTCTTGATAGTAATGGCAATCTTGATGATGTTCGTTGGCAAGAGCCTGAAGCATTACGCGATGGAGTAGAAGAATTTCAAGCTCGGCAATTAGAAAAGCAGCAGTTAATTGAAGAAGGCGAATTAAAGCCTAATCAAGCGTTACCTGAAGATAGGTATGGCATTACTACTCGTGGTCTTGGGGCTAAGGCAATTGTTGATCTTATAGCTGATCATGGAATGAAAACTGTACAAGTACCTGATTCAGGTCCAATGTCTGCATTCTATCAAGAGTTAGGTTTCCAAGAAATTGGACGTACACCTTTTGAAAATGCGCGTGGGGCTTTACCAGATTGGGATGTAGATTTATATGGACGACCTGACATAATTACGCTTGCGTATATGGGAGGTTTAAGAAAAGGAGTTGTAAATAATGCAGGAAGAATTACGGATGGAATCGTCAACAAAGTCGGAGAATTTGGCGAATACCAAGGAACCAGAAATATTATCGAAAACCTCAGCGAAGCCCAAGGAATTGGGGCAAGAATATCAGAACTCTCGGAAAAGTATGGCGGAAAGCGATTTAACCAACTCTTTGATGACTCAGAAGCAGCGGGAGAATTTGCACTCTTATCAAGAGAAACTGGTCCGAGCTTTGATGAGTTAGCAGGGTACGATAGAACTAGTGTTGATGATCCAGGCCAAAGATTTCAATCTCCTGTTCCTGAATACGCTCCTAAATTAAATAGAGATATGAAAACCTTTATTAAACGAAATAGAGGTGCAATACGAGCTACTGGTTCTAATGTGAGTGAAACAATTACATTAAGTAGAGTCGTTCGAGGACCAAAAGGTCAGTTTGAATCAATTGCAGAAAATTATGTAATTGATAGAGAAACAGGAAATTTAATTAGTGAAGACCTTCAAATTGAAATAGGTGAGCAATTAGACAGTTGGGGTAAGCAATTAGGTAGAACCCGTACTGCAGCTAAAGCATTAGCTATTGAAAAACAACGCGCTCAAAACGATTGGAATGCAACACAGCCTCCTGAAGACCCGTCTTTATTAGATCGCATGTTAAGCAACGTAGTACGTGGTCGTTTTAATCCTAATGCTGCTGCATTAGCTCTTGATTACACGCAAGCTCGTAGGCAAATTGGCGATGCCGTTTCGTATCAAAAAGATAAAGATTTTTATGAAGCAAGAAAAGGCAATCTTGCGATTGAAGATAGGAAGACTGGAATAGTATCTTCTGTTGAAGGATTAATTCAAGTACGTCCGTATGTTGATTATGCTGGAGTACGACACGAAGGTTTAATGACTTACGTTCCTCCGGGAAAAACTATTAAAAAAACAGTTATGACTCCAGATGGAGAAAGAATTGAAGCTGTTGTTTTTGATGCTAGGGACCCAGAAGTGTGGGGTGCTGAAGGAGTTGATTCTTGGAATAATTTAATGGTTCCGCTTGAGCGAGTAAGAATTGCAGAAGAAATGCAATTAGATGATGCAGGACGCTCAATTACTCAATTTGATTTAGCGGAAGCAGCGCAAGAACAACGGCGCGTAGGTCAAGGAATAAAAGAATCAGGTTGGATTCCTTTAGGGGACTTTATTGAAAATTCTAATTTACATAGAACTCCAGACGGTTCTACATTATTAGGTTCGTATGGGCTAGGTAGGCAATTTCAGTTTACTGAGACTATTGATGTTCCGTCATTACGTCGTGGAGGTCTTGATAAAACTCAATTTACTAAACGAACAGGTCGTGCTGCTCCGGGCTTTAATGACAAAGAACTGCAGTTCAATATACAAGAATTAGCTTTTAATAATCAAAGTCTTGATTTTTCAAAAAGCTTAACTCAAATGATCGCAACAAGACTTAAAGCAGGTCTTGATTCTTTAAACGCTCAAAACTTTAAAAACGATGTTTCTAAGATTGGAACTACTGCATACGAACAATTAGCGATTTCAAATCCTGGACTTTTGCAACAACATGCATCAATTATGGCAAAGCTGTATCGAGCTATTGATCCAGATAATGATGTATCTGCTAAAGCTGAGCGCAAAGCTATTGACCAAATGGATAAGTACGCTACACGTATTTTAAATAAAGTAGAAAATGAGTTAGATAGAATGGCTAACGATAAAAAGTTTGATCGTTTTAGTGCTCGTGAACTTCAAGCAAATATGCGTGAAATTAATGACGCAATGCTTGAGTTTTCTGATTTAAATTTACAAGTTGAACGGTTAGTTATTCAAGGTCGACAAATGCGTGGCCGTCAACAAGTATTAGAAAATCAGTTAACTGGTACAAGTTCTCTCCCAGAAGGTGCTGGTGGTCGAGTTGTACCAGAAAATGAAATTTTTGATTTGGAATACAATCCAGGTCGAAAAAGATGGTTGGAAAACAATGAAAATTACATCCGCGCACAAAGTTGGGATAAAATCCTTCAACGTTTAACGGCTCAAATAACCGTAAAATACAATTTATTAGCTCAAGAATTTGCTCAGTATGGTTTACCGCTACCCGAAAGTCTTGCTCGACTAGAAGGCAATCTTCCAGGGCAAAGCCCTCCTACTTCAATAGGTGATATTGGAAGAACGGAAGTAGATCGATTAGGTCGTGCAGCTGAGCGTAATTTAAATATGCAAGTAGAAGAACAGTTGCAATTACGTGGGTTAACTGAAGATGCATGGCCTTTAAGACTACCTGTAAAGCAAGGGTTAGCATCTGGTGATGCACCGTATTACGTTACTGATGAAATTGTCGTGGGTTTACTGGAAAGTAAATTAGGTCCTGAATTTTATAGACTAATTAAAGATTATTATAAATCTACATCTTCTCCTAGGTATCGAGATTTACAATTGGGAGAAGATGCTGCAAAGCGCAGAGTGAGAGCTCATATTGCTGGGTGGTATCAAGACCGCGGATTGGGACTTTCCTCTGGGGAAACAGCTATTGCTGGAAATAGAATTGCAAATAACCCAGAATTAGTTACTTTAGTTCTTGAAGGCATGAGTCGTGGAAAAATAAAACGCGATGTAATGACTGCTATTTTGGAAAATCCACATCAATCACCGGCAATAGGAAGGCTTCAAGTCGAACTACTCTCTATATCTAAGACTGCAAATGATGGTCAAGGCATACAAGGTCGTGAAGCATTAGAAGATCAGATAGATAGTATTGGGCGACAGCTTAGTGGCACTACAGTTGAATTTAGTAAAAAAATTAAAAACGAATACTTGAATTTAAACAAACTTTACATTGATTTGCTGCGCGAAAAAGGTAATATTACTGAAGAACTATCTACAATTACTCAACTTAATGCTGACCAAAAAATAAATGTTCAAAAAGCTCGTGAAGGTGGAACTGCTGAACGAGCAAAAGCTATTGAGAAAATACAATCTCGTGATGCAATGCAGATATCAACGGCTCAATATAATACTAAAAAAGAAATGGTTAGGTATGCACAGCGCATGTTTAACCAGACAGGTGCGTTTAATAAATACATTAAGAATGTTACTGATAAGCAAATAGCGCGTGAAAAGAAAAGAGCAGACGCATTTGTGACTGCTAATAAAGAACTTATTGAAGTTACTGAAGATATCAACCAGTTTGTTACACGATTTAATAATCAATTAGGATTAGAAAGTTTAAGTAAATTAGCGCCACAAATCGGGAATCCAAATTTGCGAGTAATGCCAGATGTAGCAAGAGAATTTGCTTCTAATGCACAATTAATGCCTCAAGAGGCTCCTACTGGACCGCTTAAAATCTTTTCTGATTTAAACGCAGAGATGCGTCAAATTTCAGCAACACTAGATTTTTCAGGTACAGCAATACAAGGAATTTTTGCTGCTGGTGCTCATCCGATAGAGTTTGCTAAAGCGTGGACTATGGTTACAAAAAGCGTAGTTGCTGATAATGATGCTTGGTATAACTGGATGAAAGCAAATGAAGATTTAATTGATGAATACTTACGACTAGGTGGAGTATGGACACATCCAGGAGGGTCAGAAGAATTCTTTTTAAGAGCTAACACTCCAGTAATATCTGGAATATCTCGTATAACTAATCAAACTGAACTTACTAGAAAACTAGGGGAAACATTAGGAAAAGGTCGAGATTTATCGAACATGCATTTTTCGCGTATTGGTAATGCGAATCGAATGCTTATGTTTAAAAAATGGCGCGAAGGTAAAGGTTTTTATAAATTACTAAAAAACAAAGAAATGCCTATACAAGAACAGCGTGAAGTTGTGAAAATGATTAATGCTGCTACTGGTTATGCGTCTGATTACAATCCGGGAACTATTGCACAAGCAGCATTGTTTGCTCCTAGATTTTTTGCATCTCAATTAAAAATGTTAAGTGGTGCAGCTACAAGAAACGATACAGCTGGTCAACTAGCTCGCAGTTTAATGATGACTACTATAATGACTGGTGCAGTTATTGTTGAATCTTTAAACAGTGCTCTAGGTGAAGAAACTGATTGGCGACCAATAAAGTTTACAAGACAAGGGACCGCATACTGGAATACAAACTTTATGCGTATTCGTAATGTTGGCGGTCGAGATGTTTCGTTGTTTGGTCCATATGATTCATTAGCAGGGTTGCTAGTAACTGGAATGGCTCAAGGTCCAGAATCAATGATAACTAAAGGGTTACGTCAAAAAGCAAGCCCTATTTCTCAACGTGTATATGATGCGTTCCAAGGCAGTGATTTTTATGGAAATAAAATTACATTTAATATGCTAAACGATACATCTGGCACAATTAATACTGTTCGCAATATGGCTCAAAATTCATACACTCCGTTTTATGTATCGGATGTAACTGAAGATATTGTTGATGGGCGTACAAGTGTGGGTTCAATACCATTAGCTGCAGGTGCGTTTCTGGGATTAAAGACATCTCCTATGTCTCTTTCTGAAGTAATGCAAAAGGATGTTATTGCATGGGTTGATGAATTGACTCCCGAAATAAAAATGGAATTAGGGTTGATATATGAAGATGGTGGCACACTATCTGAAATGGAAATTACTAAATACTCAGATTTAACAGGTGCGGCTCAAGCGGCGTTTAATGAGGTACATCCTGATAACAAACAAAGATTAACAGAGAATCTTGAACGATTAGCTACTAGTGGTGATGTAGCAGCTATTTCTAGATTAAATAAAATTATGATTGAAGAAACTGCTGAACGAGATCAAGAAGCATTAGCTGATGCATTTTTAAGATGGAGAGGTAATGTTCCTGACCCTAATTTAGGTTATGTAGTTCCTGTAGACATTTCGAAAATTCTTGCTGAAATAACTAATATTAGGTATCGCTCGTGGAAAGCGCGTAAAACTCAAGATGAATTCTTTGAAACAGAAATAACTAATTCAACTTCAGACAATCCTACAACTCAAGCAGTTAGTCGTTATTACGACGCAATGGATTCCAGTTCAGTCCCAGGAACTAACGAAGTTGTTTGGCCTGAATTTAATAGAAAAGTCGGAGAGCTGTACAAAGAATTTACTCCTGAGCAAATAGCAATGATTGAAAATCGTTCGCCAGCTAAAATACATCCTGTATTTCAACCGTATTGGGATGCACGTCAACGAGTTAATCAAAGCGAATACTACCGTATTTCTGATCAGATTTACCAAAACCCTCAAGTACAAAATGCAATTGCGGCTGTAATTGGAGTAGAAAATACGCCTCCATATTATGAATTGTTTAGCACAATGGTTGAAGATTTACGTGCAGATCCTGATCCGCAAAGGCAACAAATAGGAGTTATTTTAGGACAAATTATGAATAAATTAAGTCCTTTAGTTACCCGACAAAGACAGCAATTACTTATAACTGATTCTAGTTCAGGAGGGAGATTACGAGAAGACTTAGAACTAATTGGACGAATTAGACCTCAAGCTCAAGCAACGAATAGTTATAACCCATCATTTGGACCATCAATGGTTAGTGCTGGGAATTGACGAACTTATAAAAATACAAGACAATAATTGAAAGGAGAACCAAGTGGTTAACGAAGCTGCTCCCATTTCTCAAAGTAATATGGATGCTCCCAACGACGATCTAGATGTCGCTGAGGATACATTTATTCTTGAGGATGAAGACTCGGCAGAAGTTCTTGAGACGGAATACGCAACAAAAGATGAATTGGACAAAATGCGTCCAATGATCGGTCGCGCTACATCTGCTCTTGACCAACTTCAAAATCGTACAAATTCTATGGTGTCGCAAGATGATTTACAGACTGTACGTCAGGAGATTAATCAACTTCGTGATTTGTTTGAATTAGGAATTCGAGACATGGCATCGGAAGATGTTATGAACGAAATCAGAAATCAACGATACGAAATTGATAAACAAACTGAACGTGAGACTTTACGATCTGAGCTACTCCAAGAACTTGGTCAATCTAACGATACAACAAACGACTCACCAGATCTAAATGAGGCAGCCTTACAAACGGCTTCAAACCAAGTAATAGCATACGCAAGGGGTAAAGGAATTGATCCTAATCTTTTGTCTGCTGATACATGGAATATGAAGCCGGGACAAACTCTAGCAGAAGCAGTTAAAGATGCTGAAGATGCTATTGATAGTATGGCTAATGAAGATACTTCTTCGGCTCGACGCTCAAAAAGAAAGAGCGCCGACCCCCAAAATGGAGCTTCGCCTTCTAGAGCAGGTGGTTCTACGTCATATCGAGGATTGAATCTTGAGAAATTGTCAAAAATGACGCAAAGCGAAATTGCTGCTCTCCCAAAAGAAGTAGTCGATAGCGTTTTGCAAAAAGGAGTATAAGGAGTAATAGCTATGGCTATTGAAAATTTTATTCCTCAAATTTGGTCTGGCAGAATTCTCGAAAACCTAGATAAGGCGCATGTATTTGCGGCTCGTCTAAACCGCGATTATGAAGGAGAAATCAAGAACTTTGGTGACTCTGTGCGGATAAACAGCTTGGGAACAATAACTATTGCAGATTACACAAAGAACGGGACTATTAATAACCCCGAGACTTTGCAAGGCTCTGACATGGTTCTTGAAATTACACAAGCTAAATACTTCAATTTCGAGATTGATGACATAGACCGATGGCAGCAGAAGCCAAAATTGATGGACGCTGCCACGAGGGAAGCTGCATATCAGATGTCTGATGCAGTAGACACATATCTAGCAAGCGTATTGCAAGCTGGATCAACAAACAATGTAACTGGCGGTGGTGGTGCGGTATTAACTATCGGCACTG